CGACCTCTGCGCCTCCGCCACCTGAACCTTCCTGCCCTCCGGAGACTACCACCATGGCCTTCCTGCCCGTTCCCTACGAGCCCGGTAACCCGCTCGTCCACTCGTTCGCCACGACCTCCGCGGTCGCCATCGTCAAGGGTCAGCTCGTCGCGTTCGGCGCGGACGACGACACCATCACCGGCACCAGCGACACCAACCTGTGCATCGGCACCGCCCTGGAGGCTGTGACCGCCGGGGAGGCCGGCGCGTCCAAGCGCATCTCCGTGCGCCTCCTCGGCAGCGCCGTCGTTCCGATGATCGGCAACGCCAGCGTGACCCGCGGCGCCCTCGCCGTCACCACCGGCACCGCCGGCAAGGTCACCAACAGCGGCGCCACCCCCGACGCGCGCACCGTGGTCGGCCGGTTCCTCGCCAGCAACGCGGTCGACGGCAACCTCGTGCCGGTCCTGATCGACTGACGCTCGCCCGTCGGCGCCGAGTCCGCGCGTCCCGTGACGCCCGCTGCCGCTCGCGCCGGCCACCACCCCACGACTTTCCCTGACTCCGGAGCACCACCATGCCCAGCTTTGTCGGATCGCAGATCCACGTCAGCAAGCCGCTCTCCAACCTGGCGACGGCGTACACCAACGAAGAACTCATCGGCCTCCTGCTCGCCCCCGAAATCCGGGTCGAGAAGAGCGCGGACAAGTTCTTCAAGCGCAACAAGTCCAACTCCTTCGCGCTGCCCGGCCAGCCGAAGATCGGCAACCTGGAGGTCCCCCCGGAGATCGACCAGGGCGTCACCCTCGCCGACTTCGCGTGCGAGGACTATGGGTACATGGCCCGCGTGTCCCAGCGCGACCAGACCAACGCCGACGCGCCGCTCAACCTCATGCAGGACGCGGCCATCGACGTGGCGGCGCAGTTGCGCCTTGCCCAGGAGCAGCGCATCGCGGATCTGCTTCAGGCGACCGGCGGCTACGCCAGCGCCAACGTCACCACCCTGAGCGGCTCGGACCGCTGGGACTCCGCTGGCTTCGGTGACCCCCTCGGCGTCATCGACGACCTGTGCAGCAAGATCTTCCCGGCGCCCAACACCAAGCTCATCGCCTGGATGGGCAACGACGTGTGGCTCAAGCTCAAGCGCCACCCGCAGATCCTCGGCCTGGTCAACGGCGGCGCCACCGTGTCGGAGGCCGCGCGCATCTCCAAGATGAAGATGGCCGAGTTGCTGGAGGTCGACGAGGTGGTCGTCGGCAAGGCGTGGAAGGTGGCCACCAACCCGGGCGCCGCCGTGTCCACCACCCGCGTGTGGGGCAAGAACTTCGGCATCGCCCGCGTCGCGTCCGGCGCCACGACCCGCACGCTCCACCTGGCGTCGTCCTTCGCCTTCGGCAGCGTCAACCTGATGACCTGGTTTGACGAGGCCCCCGGCCTGCTCGGCGCCTACCGCGTCAAGGGCACCCACTCGACCGACGAACTCATCGTCGCCGACGACGCCGGCTGCCTGATCGCCACGCCGATCTCCTGACCCGTCCCGGGACCGTCGTAGCCTCCCGCCATGGCTCACCCCAAGACCAGCACCCCCGCCTCCCTGTCCCTCGCCCACGCCGCGGCTTCGCCCGTCGCCGAGGAGATCGAGGCCGACGCCGCACCGGACAGCGACGCCCCCGCGGCGCCCGCACCGAAACCGGCGTCCCCCACCCGGGCGCACCCCATCGCCTCGCCGCCGCCGCCCGTGCTGAACGACCCGGCCCTGCGGATCGAAGGTAGCCCGGCTACCCTGCGCGTCCTCGTCACCCACGGCAGCCTGCGCCACGACGGCCAGGTCTACCCGCCGGACAGCGAGGCGATCCTGCCGGCGGACTTCGCCAAGCAGCTCGAAGCCTCCGGCAGCGCGCGCATCATCCGCCGCCCGGCCTGACCGCCACCCGACACGGCGCCCCGTTGCGCCACCCCGCTGATCCCCCATGGCCTACTTCTCCCAGACTGACCTGGAGCGCGCCATCGGGGTGTCCCTCGTCCTGCGCCTGCTGGACGACGACAACGACGGAGTGGTCGACGCCTCTGCCCTCGGCGACCTGATCGAGGACGCTGACGCGGAGGTCAACGGGTACGTCTCGGCGCTGTTCTCCGTGGACACCCTCGCGGCCAACCCGCCCCCGGCGATCCGTCGCCTGGCCGTGGATGTCGGCGTGCAACTGGCCTACCTGCGCCGGCCGGAGTTCATCGACGAGCGCGGGCAGACGCCCTGGCAAGGTCGCTACGACCGGGCCGTCAAGCGGCTGCGCGAGGTGAGCAAGGGCGAGTTCCGCCTCGACGTCAACGGCACCCCGGCGCAGCCCGCCAACGTCCGCGGCGCTGGCCTCTACACCAGCGAGGGCCGGGCGGACCTGAGCGATCAGGGGTTCGTCAAGGGCGGGTCCGGGGACTTCTGACGTGTTCACCCTCGACATCGACCTCGCGGACTACAACCGCGCGTCGGTCCGCTACCTGTCCACCCTGTCGGCCGGGGCCCAGCGCGCCACCCGGGACGCTGCCGCCGCGTCGCAGGCACGCATTGCGTCCGGCGCCTACTGGACGAGCCGCACCGGCAAGACGGCCCGGTCGTTCCGCATCGACGCGGACCCGGAAGCCCTCGGCGCCACGCTGGTCAGCGGCAGCAAGGTGGCCCGGTTCCTGGAGTCCGGCACCCGGCCCCACGCCATCACCCCACGTCGTCGCGACGCGCTGCGGTTCGTCCCGGCAGGCGGCGGCGCCGTGTTCGCCAAGCGCGTCAACCACCCGGGCACCAAGCCCCGGAACTACCTCGCCGCCGAGGCCAGCGCGTCCGACGCCCCGCTGACCGCCGCCGTGGAGCGCGCCGCCGACGCCGCGGCGTCCGCCTCCGGCCTCGACTGACACGCCACCCCAGCCCGCACCGGACCCGACCCGATGAGCCTCCTCACCACCGCAGGCCGGGCCCTGTTGCTCACGACCGCGTGGGGCTCCGGCTCCTACAAGGTCGCGCTGCTACGGCCCACCTACACGCCGTCTGCGGCCGACAGCCTGGCCAGCGCCATCACCTCGCACGAGGTCACCGGTTCCGGTTACGCCGAGGGCTACGGGGGCGCCGGCCGCAAGGCCCTGGCGTCCAAGACCGTCACGGCCACGGTCGCCACGGACAAGGTGGCGGTCGATGCCGCGGACGTGACGTGGACCACCCTGGACGCCGGGGTGGTGGCCTACGCCGCCGTGCTCCTGGAGTCCGGGGGCAGCGACGCCACCAGCACGCTGGTCGCCGTGCTGGACGTCCCGGCCACGCTGACCGACGGCACGGACTTTACCCTGACCTGGGCGCCGTCCGGGCTCTGGAGCCTGTGACCGATGCCCACCCCGATCCCGGCCGTCTGGGCGTGGACGCCGGGCGCCCCGTCGGTTCCGCAGCCGGAGGCCCGCTACATCCTCGGCGGCGTCACGCTGCCGGACACGGCGCTCACCACCGGCGCGGACCTCCTCGCCCTTGCTGACCCGTGGTTGGCGGAAGCTCTGCCGTACTACCGGCACTGCCTCAACCGCGCCCTGGCCACGCAACTGCGCGCCGCGCTGGCCGGCCAGTCCACCCCGTCGGACGCCTCGACGGCGGCCTGCATCGAGGCCCTGCCCGTCGACCCGGCGCCGTACCTGGCCGCCCGCGCGCTGCGCCTCCCGTTGCTCTGCGGCTACCCGCTCAGCGCCACCTTCGCCGAGCGCACCATGCACCGCGAGCGCATGACGCTGCGCTACCGGTTCGACTACCTCTTGCCGGCGCTCACCCACGAGCAGGCCACGCGCATCCTCCCGATGCTGCAAGCCGCCGCCGGGGTGCTGCTCATCGCCACCCGGCTCGGCGCCAGCGCCACCTACCAGAGCGGTCGCCGCGTCTGGGACGAGAGCGGCTGCGAGCAGGTCCGCTTGGTGGACGCCACCTTCGGCCTGTTCGAGTCGTCGCAGTTCGCGCACCCCATCCCGACCCTCGGGGTGACCGTCGAGGTCGCGCTGCTGTCCGACGACGACACCGCCGCCGGGCTCCCGTTCTGGGGGGCCGGCTTCACCCTCGACACCAACGACGACGCGGACAACCCGGCCACCCTGGTCACGACCCGCACGGAGATCCCATGACACCCCCCGTTGTCTGGACGTTCGCCGCGGTGCCCCGCGTGCGCGTCCAGTGCCCCAACGCCCTGCTTGCCGGCGTCGCCCGGATCATAGGCCAGCGCTACGACGCCGACTCCGGCGAGTACGTCGTGAGCGAGCCGACCACGTACCGGATGAGCCGCCGGGACGCCGCCCTCTACCGCGGCCACTTCGCCAAGCACCTGCGCCACGGCGAGTTGCTGCCCGGCGACGCCGCCACCGCTGAAGCTTTCGGCGTCCCCTACGCCGCCCCCGTCCAGGAGACCCCATGACCTCCCTCGCCCTCGCCCTCACCGGCCTCGACGCCAGCAACCCGACCCCGGGCACGTACCTCGAAGTCAAGTTCGCGCAAGGCAACGCCGGGGGCAACCTCGGCCCGCGCCGCGTGCTGATCCTGGCACCCAAGGCCAGCGCCTCCGGCACCATCACGCCGGACACCCAGGTTGTCCAGATCCAGGACGAGGCGGACGCCGTGCTCTACGCCGGCAACGGCAGCCCCGCGCACCGGATGGCCCGGCACTGGTTCGCGTCCAACAAGTCCGCCGAGGTCTGGCTGCTGTGCCCCACCGAAGGCAGCGGGTCCGCGGCGGTCGACAAGATCACCTTCACCACCACGGCCGCCGCCAACGCCGTGTGCGAGATCACCCTCTGCGGGGAGACCATCTCGTTCCCGGTCCTCAGCGGCGACACCGTGACGGCCATCGCCGTCAACGCGGTGGCGGCCATCAACAACCAGACCCACTGGCCGGTCATCGCCAGCAACAGCAGCGGCGTCGTCACCATCACCGGCAAGACCTCCGGCGTCATCCTGAACAGCGTCCGGTACCGCGCCAAGATCGTCGGCACCGGCGTGGCCACGACCGTGGCCCCCACCGCGGACACGGCCCTCGGCGCGTCCGGCGCGGGTGGCGCAGCGGCCGGCGCGGGCGTCATCACCATGACCAACGCCCTGGCGACCATGCTGCCGCGGAAGTTCGACGTCATCCTCCAGAGCGAGCAGTCCGCCGCGGCCATCGTCGCCCTGATGGATCAGGTCGCGGTCCAGGCCGAGCCGTCGACGGGGTTTCTCCAGAAGGTCTACGTCGGCACCGCGCTGACGCCTGCCGACGCTGCCACCCTGGCCAGCGGGTCCAACGGCAACCGCGAACGCCTCGACCTCATCAACGCGGAACAGTGCCCGGTCGAGCACTACGTGTTGAACGCCATCGTCGCGGCCAACTACGTCAAAAACAACGGGCCCAACCCGTCCTACTCGTTCGACGGCTACGGCACCAAGGCGGGCCAGTCCCTCCCGGGCCTGTCGCGGCCGTACAACGACGCGGCCCTGCCGACGTCGACGGAGATCCGGTCGATGCTCAACCAGGGCGTGACCCCCATCGCCTACACCGACGGCGGCGCCCCCTATGTGGTCCGCGCGGTGACGACCCGGTGCAAGACCGGCAGCGCGTTCGACTACCGGGTCCGGGACGCGCACATCGTGACCGTGGCGGACCGCTTCGCCGGTGATCTCGCTGTGCGCGTCAACGCCGCGCCGTGGACCAAGGTAGCGGCCGATCCGGTCGGCAGCGCCAAGGAGCCCGGCCCGGACTTCTGCACCCCGCGCCGCATGGCCGCGCTGATCGAGGGGCTGGTGGGCGACTACATGGACGCCGGCCACCTCGACCCCAGCAAGCGCGCCACCCTCATTGCCGGCATCGCCGTCGGGCAAGACCCGCTCGTGCCGTCCCGGCTCAACAGCCGCATCCCCCTCTACACCGCGGTGCTCCTGCACCAGCACGCCATGCTGGTTGCCGAGAGCAGCGCTGCCACCTGATCGGAGTCGACCATGGCCAGCCTACAGACCTACGACCGTGGTTCGGTCTTCCTCGACAACCAACTCCTCGTGGAGTGCGTCAGTTTCACCGTCAAGGCGGACCCAAAGCTCAACCCGATCTCGACCATGAACAAGGGCTTCTCCGGCGTCAGCCCCGGCGCCGAGATGACCGAGGTGGAGATCACCGAAGCCCTGCCCCGCGCCGGCTTCGACTACGCCGCGCTTCAGCGGTTGCAGGGCGTCGACGTGGTGGAGTTCGTCTGCTTCCTGGGCGCGCAGAAGCTCAAGTGCAAGGGCTACATCTCCGGCCTTGACCTCGCCTCCGGCGTCGACAAGGGCGCCGAGGTGAAGTTCAACTTCATCGGCTCGCCCCTGGAAGCCTCGGACTTCTGATGCCGCTGCCGCCGACCCGACCCAACAGCGCCATCCCGGCGGACATCGATCCGCATAAGGTGCCGCCGAGCCAGCTCCTACAGCGGCTCATCCTGCGCGGCACGATGCCTCACAAGGTCGTGCCCTACCCGCGCTACGACGAGGCCGGCAAGTCCGTGGTCGACGTCCACGTCCGGCTGCTCACCGTGGCCGAGCAGGACATGGCGCTGGCCAACGCGCGCACCTACGTCGAGCGGCTCCTGTCCAACTCCAAGAAGGAACAGGCCCTCGACTGGCGCCCCGAGGAACTGGAGCACAACGCGCGCATCACGGAGATCCTCGCCATCGCCTGCCGTGAGCCCGACGACCCAGCCAAGCCGTTCTTCGCTCACGGCGTCGTCGACGCGCGCCAGCACTGCACCCCGGAAGAACTCGGCGCGCTGGCCAACGTGTACGCCACCCTCGCCAGTTACAACCCGCACCTGCGGGACATGAGCGACGAGGACATCGAAGCCTTCCTCCGCGCCATCAAGGAGGGGGCGCTGGAAAGCCCTTTCTCCTACTGCTCGCGCGAAGTGCTGGAGACCCTGCTCGACTACTGCGCGAAGCACTGGGGCGAACCGGTAGCTACCTCGACTGGCCCTTTACCGACCTGCTCCTGGTCATCGGGATCAGCCGCGCCGTGGACGAGTTCGACCGGAAGTTCCGCAAGAAATAAATGGCCTCGACCGTCCAGATCAACTTCCGCATCGGTGGCATCGACGCCGTGCGCGACGCGCTCAACAGCATCAGCCGCGCCAGCACCCGGGCCATTCAGCAGGGGGTGCGCGAGGAACAGCGTGCCGGCCGTGAGCGTGTGGGTACGGCCAAGCAGACCGAAGCCGCCGTCGCCAGGGAGAAGCGCGCCGCCGAACGCGAGGTCGCCCGTGCGTTGCGTGAGCAACAGCGCGCCGAGCGCCGGATCAACACCGAGCGCGTGGCCGAAGAATT